GCAATATTATTCTTCCTAATGGGGAACCTGGTAAAATTATAACCTCATTAGACAACGCATTGCCAGAACCTATAATATGTTCTGAGAATGGGCCATCTAATGCTGAGATGGCTAGTATGGGATTTAAGAATCCTAAACAAGTAAATGAACTAAAGTACATTATAAAAGACATTTTGTCTGGTGACCCTGCTGCAGCGAAAGACGAGAGATATTCATACCTAAATTTCAAGCAAGTAAAAATAGCTTTAGATTGGCTTCAAAATAACAATTTTGATGAAGAATTACAAACACTTTTGATGTCTGAACCTTGGAGATTGGTGTATAAGACTAAGCCACCTACACCTGAAGAATTCCTATCTAATAAATATATAGGTGCTATGGCTGACAATCTTTTCCTTCCTGTTAAGAAAAATTTTCTAGACTTTTTTGACGTGACTAAACCATATAGAAATGCATATCTAAATCCCTCAATTGGAGCTGGTAAATCCACGTTCACAATGATGGCTCTTCTTTATGTTGCGTGTCTTTATGCTTTAATGAGAGACCCATGGAAATTTTTCTCAAAAGCTAAGACAACTATTTTCGCCATAACTCTTTGTGCTGTCACTATCACTAAAGCTAAAGAAATTTATGAAGAGCCGATTAGGCAGCTTATAGAGAGCGCCGACTTTTGGAAACAATGTCGCACTCATAGTGAGATGCTAGAAGAAGAGAAACATTTGAAAGAAATAGACACTATTGAGTATATTCCTTGGAAATCTGGTAGTGACACTTATGTATTCAATACTGGAAATAACCTTCAATGGAAAGTAATATCTAGTGCCAATTCATTGTTAGGTGTCAACATTCTTTTTGGTTGTATGACTGAGATCACTTTCTTCTTAGAGGCAGGAAAAGGTTGGACTACTGCTAAGATATTTAACTTCTTCTCTAAATTGAAAGAACGTATCTCAAACCGTTTTCAAAATGCTTATTTAGCTAGAATGATATTGGATTCTTCTCCTTCTACTTTAGAGGATCCAATTCAAAATTATATAACTTATGATGCTCCTAAATTTGAAGAATCATTTATATGGAAAGGCGCTAGATGGGATTTATATCCAGAAGAATTCCCAGATTATTGTGACTTAGAAAATGCTGGAACATTAGACCAAAAAGTAAAAACTGTTAGAAACAACTATGATGTGGCATTCCAATTATATAAAGGTGGGAATGGTAAGCCACCTATTGTATGCGAGAATGAGAATGAAGCTTCACAGTTCTCAGCTACAGACCTTATATGGTGTCCTAAGAAACAATACACTAAGAATGGTACTGCCAATTTCTTAGCAAAAGCAAGAGACAACCCAATTGAGTTCATGAAAGACTGGGCTGGATTGCCAGCTGGAACTCCAGATCGTTTGTTCTATAGAGATGATTGGATTGAGAATTGTTTTGAAAATGGCTTAAAAAACAACTATGGCGCAATTGTAGCATTAGCAGAAGAGCAGCCTGAACACCTTATATGGGACCAAATATGGCCTAGATTCTTTCAAAAGCTGTTAAACAAATATAAGTTCTATTATGAACCAGACATTCCAAGAGCTGTGTCTATAGACCAATCTAAGTCTAAAGACTGCACTTGTATTGCAATGACACATGTTGAGTTAGATCCAGAAAGAATAGATGAACACACCGGAAGGCCTTTGACAGTGTATGTTACAGACTTCACAATAGTGTTGATTCCGAAAGGAAGCCACATAAATTTGGATGCTATTAAATTCTTCATTCACGATCTAAAATATTTAGGCAACATTAATCTTAGGCATGTGTCTTTTGATGGTTGGCAGTCTGATGCTGCTCGCCAGTTCTTGAAGAGAGATGGAATCAAAGTAGATTATCTCTCAGTAGATAGCAACAATGAGCCTTACTACATGTATTATGATATGGTCATAAACAGACGTTGGCATTGTGGTAAAAACATTTTTGCTAAGAACAATATGAAGTCTTTGCATGAAGTACGAAGAGTTAGGACTGGTTCTGTAAAGATTGACCACTTTGAAGGTCCATTGAACTATGATTGGGAAGATGGAACATGGCAGAGTTGTACTGCTGGTGTTAATGCAAAAGATTGCACAGATGCAATTAGTGGATCTATCTATTTAACCTCACTCTATCCGTCCGAATTCATCGCCACTAAAAAATTTTATAAAGATGACAAGCTAGATAGATCACCTGAAGATATTGTTAAATCTACAACCGAATTTACTAAAGCTGGAAAATTGGACAAAGGTGTTTGGGTATAACTAATTATTTATTATGATGATGAAAGAAGAATTCGCTAAAGAATTGCAATCACTTATGTCAAATGAAAATGTCAAGTTTTCAGAAGGCACATTTGCTGCTAATGTTGATGAAATTTGGGATAATTATATAACACAATATTATGATGTAGATTCTAAGAATGGTGCCGACCTTGCTTATGAATGGTTCTATTCTACTTATCTAGATGATGAGGAAGGACTTTTCACCAGCATAAGTGATGAGAAAAGAAAATTTGCCTCTGAATTGAAGAAGCAGATGCAAAAGAATAAAGTCACTTTTTCAGAAGGCTCATTTGAAGATAACGTTGATGAAATTTGGGATAACTACATTATGGTATATTATGATGAAGAAGTTGATTCCCAAGGTGGAGCAAAAGTTGCAAGTGATTGGTTTGAAAATACAATTTTTAATGACGAAGAAAGAATCTTTAAGAGATTAGAAGAATCTACTACAAAGGAGAAAAATATGGATAGAAGAATAAAAGAAGGTTCAAGTAATAATATTGAGACTGGATTAGAAGATTATATGGATTCAGAAGACATCTCTAACATGATTCAAGAAACTTTTGATGGCTTTTTACAAACAATGAAACGCATTCGCTCAAAATATATGCTGTCTATTTCAGATGATGATCTTTATGATGTAATAGATGAAATTACTGGGATTGCATTAAATCCATCTCAATACCAATGAAAAAAGGGGAGCATTGCTCCCCATATTTTTTAAATCTCAAAGTTTTTCACATACTTTATCATTTTTTCTATATCATCATTTGGAATGTTATGGTTTATTTGAAATCTATAAGCTTTATCTATAATCTTCTTAAAGATTGGACTAGGCTTCATGCCAAAATTGTCTATTAGGAATTTTCCATTTACAATTTGCTTAGGCTTCTCCATAGCAATCACCTCTTTTACAAGAGGTTGCTCCAAAACTTTGTCAATAGGAATCCATTCATCCTCAATAGTCTTTACACAAGCTCTCTCATCGGCGCGAATTAACAAAAGAAGATCATCAAAATGCTTATACTTCACAAATGAGAAGACTTTATATTTGTCTTTCGTCTCAAAAAGTCTATGTCCTCTCATGTGGCGCTCAGTCAACGTTGCTACTAATGCAGATTCTTTGTTAGTCATTCCTAAAGACTTACAGAAATTATAAGCATCATCTTTTCCATAAATGTCATGGTCTTTAAGAGATGGCAAAATCTCATCAATTTTTACGCCATTCACTTCAAAGACATTATGCTTATGTGCATTTACTTTATAAGCTTTTACTTTGCCAAGGTCATGACAAAATGCTGCAACCATCATCACAAATCTTTTATGAGTGTCCTCGATCCCAAATTCATTTAAGACTTCGAACATTTTCTCCATAGTCAAGATTGTATGGAAGTCGGCATATCCATTATATCTCAATTCAGCAAAGTCTTTCAAATCATCTTCACAAGTGACCTGTCTAATAGTGCCATCTTTAGTCCGAATGATTGCGCCTTCAGCATGCCAACGAAATGATTGCTTTATTCCCATAAGACCATCAATATAAGGTCTCATACCAATTACTTCTGGAATTAAAGAGGCCCAAAAAAGCTCATCAAAGACTATGTCAAAGTGCTTTCCACCAAAAATGCCTTCCAATTCTTTCAATTGCCTTTCTTTTGAGACTTCATCAAATCGATTAGTCTCTAACAGCTTAGTGGCGATAACATTGAAGTCTGGCTTAGAGAATGCTGGTGTAAATCCAGTTTTAGACAAAAACCTAAGTGCTCTAAATAGACGCAAAGGGTCCTCATCCAACCTATCTTCCATTTTTCCAACAAATCTCAAAACTTTATTGTTGATGTCATTTACGCCACCTGTAGGGTCTATGATTTGGCCATCTATATCTTCATAGATTGCATTCATTGTAAAGTCTCTTCTAGCAGCATCTTCTGAGACAAGATTGGTGAACTCAACTTTAGGATGACGTCCTTTAGTGATGTCTTTCCTAAGAGTTGCTATCTCAATCTCTTCATAAGAGTCGCCAATCTTAATGAGAGGCATTGTCACACCAAAAGGCTCACTATTTTTAGATACATTTGAGAACCTATCAAAAATATTATGAATGTCTTTTGGAGTTGCATTAGTTGTGATGTCATAGTCATGTGGCTTTATTCCAAGAAGAGAATCACGAACACACCCACCAATAAAGTAAGCATTGAATCCTGCCTCTATGATTGGAGCTAAAACCTTTTCTTTCAGATCCTGTTTAGTTGCCATACTTTTTCTCCAATTCGTCTAAAATGTCATAACAGATGTCTTCTAACTTAGAAGTGTCTATACCTTCAAGCTGGAGCTTATTTATAAGATTTATCATCATTTCGTCAATTATGTC